CTGTTGAACCCAATAAGAATAAAGAGGCGTACTACTGGAGGTGCCTTGGAATCGAGATAACTGACCAAGAACCTCATCATACGAGGAGCGAAACTCGTTGAAACACGGTTCGTAAGCCACAGCTTCCGAGGCCGAGGTGGTTCCGAAGCCGAACTGGAATCCAGGAACATCCTGATACCCAATATCATTATAGATTGGATTGAAATAATCGGCACCGGTATAATGAAGGTAATCAGGGTAAATACCCGACCAATAGTAGACAGGGCGAATACTCAGCATATCAATCATATAACCAGGCTCGCGGAAGTAATAAGACTGGCGACGACCGAGGCGTTCATTGAATGCAATAGCGCCACCTTGCTGACCGAGAGGAATCATAGAAGCCTCATCAGCCTGAAAGTTGTTGACGCCAGCCTGATTCATAACAACCTGAACGTTAACAGTCTGCGAGGCGCTAAACAGCAATTTAGGCCGGTCGACGTGCTCAATTTTTGAAGCAAAAAAGGTCTCCAACCAGTCACTGTAACGAGAGCCTCCAGCGCCAAGTAAATCCTTGTATTCCTGAAGCCGCGAAGCAATAGCCAGCTGCGGTATGGTCGAGACACCGGACATGGAGACGCCCTCTGAGCTACCAACAGGAAGTAATCTACTGTAGCGGTCGGGATTCGAAGGTATAACGGCCATCGGATGAGCAACAAGAAACGACCCGAGTGTAGTGACAGTTGTAGTACTAGGGGCAGTAGAGAGTTGATTTGCAGGACCCGCGGCAGACAACGAGGTACTTCCGGGATAGATAGAAGAGACAGGGTAACCATCCTTGGATGCAGTGACCGTGGAGCCGAGGTCCGAAAGCAGTATCTGGGAAAAGAGATTTCCTCTATTATACGTATTATTTGACGACGGCACGGCCGAAGGGTAAAACTGGCTCTCAAAATAAGCATCAAGGAATTCGAGGTTTCCGAATCTTTGCGAGAAAAACGTCTGCGTATCACTGAACTGACTAGTATTATACGCGGTACCAGTACTATTGGGGATAAAATACCAGCTACTAGGCCAAGCGAAAGAGTAAAGTCCCCACTGGGAATAACCGTAGTAATTACGAACGATATCCCAATAAGCAAGGTAGGAATCGGCGGTACACCAACCTAAAGGATATCCTAATTGAGCAGTCGAGAGATTGGCCGACATAGGTACGTTGCTAGAAGTTGTTTTCGGAATAGAAGCGGGAACAATGCGCAACCAACGAAGCAACGAATTAGAATAGGGATAGTTGTTGTGGGTGAATGCGTAAGACGCAGTCGACGCAGAGGCAACGAAGTTCAAGCTCAAGTCGTTCATGTCAAACTTGCTACTATTCGTTCTCATCTCAGGGTGATACAGCTGAAGCGGCACCCAAAAACGATGCAAACGAATAGTGTAGGGATTGAATGTTGGAACAGCGAGCGGATTACTACGAACGTCGATGCCTTGCTCGATGGATACGCGATCTCGAGCATTAATAAAATCAATCCGCACCGGATATAAAATACCCGGTGTGCACGTAAAAGCCTTACTCTCGGGAACGTCGTATCGAGAATAACCATTTACGGCATGCGAAATAAAAGGTTGTTTTCCCATAAATTAAATATTTAGTTGAAGTTTGTAATGATCCTGCCAGAATTGGAGAATATCCGAGTCTAGCCAGGTAGGGGGATCGAAATCAGGCATCTTGCGAGAAGAAGCAGAGAAATGCATTATCTGCTTTTGCTCCCATGTATACGCCTCTCTACGGGATACGGAGGAATTGAGATTGAACCGCTCAACACACAGAGACACAATACGCTTAACCAGAGAAGACTTGCTAAAACGTGAATAAGCATCAGCAGCGGTAATCGAGCGAATAACGTCGTCTTCAGGTTTAAGGTATCTAAGATAATATCGAGGAATCGAGTAATTGTAATTGATACGCTTCTCAGAATCAAAATAAGACCACGACGAGACGCGAGAAGAAGGGCGAGGCATATAACCAAGAAAATCACCAACGCCAGCAGATACGAATTTTCGCGTATAACGGCGATGTTGGAGGAGGCAAGATAAAGGTGTAGGCTTTCCATCTACAGTAACATATTTACCCGAAACTTCATCGGGGTTAAATTGAATTTGCTTAGTAACGTACTTAACGCAGTAACGAGCGCGCTTGTGAGTTGCCTTCGCCAGCCATACGAAACCAAGGTCTCGAACAGCAGAACGAATTGTGTTATAGAGAATGTTTGTGCCAAACAAAAAGCCATGAAAATGCAATCGGGGTTCACCTCCTGTTTCTGGGTGGGTACCAAACTCCTGGAAAAAAGCGTGCTTAAACGAATGACCAAGTTTGTGACGTAGACGTTCGTTAAATTTTCGAATAAACCAGGACGGATCAAGTAGAGCTTCGCTATAATGTTTCGGAGCGATCGTTATTGTGATAAAAATAGCCTGCTGACTACTAGCCTTACAATAAGCGAGCTCGCGCTCGAGCCGAACGAACCAATCATTACGCTGACGACGCAAGCAGTCTTCACACTTACCACACGGCACCATTAGCCATTGGCGGGCGACATCCCAGGGACGAAGAGCCAGAGCAGACTTAGCAACGTCGGAGCCGTTACGACAGGGGTTCGTCTTGTCAAAATAACGACGATTACGTATCCATATGGGCGACGAACAGGGCATTATAATAGGCTTTGAAGACAATCAAATTTAACCATAGGGTGATCACGGCGACAGCGGACGAGATAATCATTCGCGGGACCTTCATTGAGAAACCAGGCAATAGTAACGCGCTTTTTACCACGATATGCGCCAACGGAAAAACGGTAGGGAGCACAGTCAATTATCGGTGAAAACTTAGGTCTAAAATCGAAATAATCCATGGTTAAAAAATAATTTACACAACACGAGCCTAAGCGGGCTGCGCTGTTTCGGGCCTCGATCTCGCGTCCGCGATATCATCGGCTCCAGAAACAATTACTCGCCGCGCTCTTAACGGCTCGAGGATATATAATGATGAGAGGACCTGCAGGAGAAGAGTCTCCCACAAGTCCACTGCGTCAAAGAACTCTTCCACCAAGCGGGCGGGTCACAACCTTAGTACCCTTTCCCTTCTTCTTTCGTCGCGCCTTCATCGTAGTTGAGATCAAAATCAAACATGAGAACTATCGTATTGTCAAAAAACTCGATACCGAAACCGGGAAGACTTTCGCAGGCGGCGATGAGGTCTGCTATTTTCGAGTGATTGACGTAGAGCGAATCGCTGATATCCGAATTCTCCAAAAAGCGTGCAATAGGAGTGTTCGCGACAGCGCCGAGAGGAAGCGGATCGAACTGGCCGTCTTTAAAACGACCTATCTGGGCGAGGTCAACCTTGAGGGCCGGACTAACTCGCCGGACAACAACATGAATCTGTGTCATAATAATGTGATTTAAAGTTTTACTTGAAATTCATGGCAAAAACGTTCCCAAGCGTCAGACTGTTTGGCCCAAAATTTAGTACCTTCGGGTGTCGAAGCAAACAGGAACGAAGAGGTAATAAGATGGCTCAGACCATAGCCGGAGCCATGAAGAGAGCGTCGAATGTGAGAGCGTAGGCGGTCGCGGAAGCTCTTGTCGAGTGAGAACGCATGCTCGTAATTCGCCTTAAAGGCGGAAAATATTCCTCGACGAACAAGCCACTCAGTGAATGTGTACTCTAAAACGTCGATCATCAACTCGTTGATCCTAACACTTTTAGTAGACTTTTTCATGGTAGTGTGGTTATTGGTTTACGATACAAACATACGGCAAAAAGAGTGAGCAACAAAGTTCAAAAGGTTGGAGAAATTGTTCATTATTTCCCAGAATAACTACGGCGGGTATAAATGCTACCGTTTTTGTCACCGTAAGGACTGTAAATCTCCTTCACCTCTTCATAACCTTCTGGACCGGTAGGACCTGCAGCCTTACGACTGACGTACGCGGCACCGGCGACACCTGCGGCGGTGGCAAAGGAACGAACAACGTCATGAGCAAGACGAAGTCTGGAGTTACGCAAATCCCAACGAGTATTACCTACTTCAAGTTGAGCAGCTTCAGCGGCAGCAGTCTTTAGAATAGACGTAGTTTCGGCAACTTTCATCATCTTCGTCTCAACGACTTCACCTTTATCGTTACGAATCTGAACAGGGACTTCCTTCTCCCAGTTGAGCTCAAACCAATTCTGTAAATCCTTGAGTTCTTGATAGTTAAGCTTAGTGCGGGATTCAGACTCAGCGGCAGCGGAAACGTTGGCAATGGCCGAGGACCAGGCAACCGCGAGTGCAGCACCAGCTTCAGGCTCGAACCAATCATTAGTTTTACGAAGATTCAGGTATTTCTCCTCCAAAATGCCAGCCATAGCCATGATGGAGGACATCTTATAACCTTGTGTAATATTGGACAAATAAGCATCAATTGCAACGATCTGAGCCTGCGCCTCACGAAGATTAGCGAGCTCGCGGGCGTCCTTAACGTGGTGTTCAGCGATCTGCAACTCAAATTTATCCATTCGCTCTCGCCACTCTTGCGTATGGGTATTACCTCGAAGGTTAGCGGCTTCTGCATCATCTCTATTAGCGGCAGCAGCATTGCGATCAACCGTGGACTGCGCGACCATGTTTTGAGCGATAGAGGTAGGGTCTGTAGGAGCAAAACCGCCGGGGGCAATCGGAGAGCCGCCGGAGGGACCAGAGGCGGAGGGCATAGACGCAGAACCACCTGACATAGTAGCGTTTACACCAACACCGGAGGAACCTAAAACAGCAGCAGGCGTTACACCGGCCTTTAAATAGCGACCAAAAACTTTCGTAGGGTCATTGTAAGCATTTTCGTAGTCAAACTGTTTCTGCCAATTAGCATAAGAAAGCTCCGACTGCTTCTGCATCTGCTCGAGACGCTTGTTAACCGCCTTCAGCTCTTTCCCGCGCCGGCTCACCTCATCGGAAAGCTCGCGCTTGGCAAGGAATGTCTCGGCTGAGCTCCAGCGCTTGCCGGTGCGCTTCTCGTAGGCATCCTTGTCGGGGTCCCAGCCCTTGGAGCGGGCCTCAATCTCGGACTCGTCAATATCGAAGGCGGCATCTGCGGCCACTTTTCCTTCGACAGTTTCGGTCTCTGTGGCGACGGCCACATCATCGGTAACGGCCTCGCCGATAACCTCTTTCGCCTCATCGCCAAGCGCGGCCTGAAGCGCCGCCGCCAATGCTTGTTCGCTCATTTCTTGATCTCCTTGCACCAGATATCTTCATCGTTGAGCATGTACAGATGCTCCAAGCCTTCGCCAAGGAAGCGGCTGCCGGCATACTGCGAAAACCATACGCGGTCGCCAACGGCTACCCACTTTTCAAATTCGCCGGTCTGCGGATTGCGGTGAGATTCGAGGTTGTAGCAGGTGCTGCCCATGCCACGAACAACGCCGCTCACAACGCTGTGCCGCTCTCGGTCTTTGACTTCCTGCGGGATGTACAGGCCGCTTTCGCTGGCCTTTTCCTCAAT